GCCCATCCGGCGCCCGCGCTGGCTGCCGTGAACGAGGAGGAGACGCCTGCGCGCTTGAGACAGACGCGGATGTAGTCGTAGGCCCGCGCCCAGATGAACGCGCCCTGCGTCGCCGTGGGCGTCGTGGCGGGCGAGTCCGAGAGCGTGCCCAACTGCGGGGCGTGGCTCTGCGCGATGGCGATGGTGGCGTTAAAGGCCATCAGGCCCCCCGCTTCGGCGCCTTGCGCTTCTTCGGCTTGGGCGGCTCCTCCGCAGGAGAGGCCCGCCGCCTCGCGATGAGGTGAGCGGCGTCTGCGGGGCCCGCCAGGAACACCGCGCCGGGCGACACCTCGCGCGCCTTGCGCCCGTCGTCCAAGGTGAACGCGCCCTGCATGCAGCAAAGGGCTATGAGGCGCATCATTCCAGCGCCTTGAGCCGCTTGCGGTAGTGTCGATCCGCGCTCGACCTGCCGTCAGCCCGCCAGAGCGCTCGCACGTGCGCCGGGTCGCTGTAGCCGTCGAGGAACCCCGGGAGGTGCTTCGACGCCGGGAACTTGCTCGGGATCTCGTACCCCGGAGCGGGTGAGGGAACCACCACACTCCGGGGCTGAGGCGCCCGCAACGCCAAGGAGCCATCCCTGACGAGGCGAGCGATCTGCGGCGCGGTGAGCGCCGGCAGCGGATCCCCCGGCTTGAACTGCCGAGGCAGCCCAGGACCGGGGTTCCCGAATGCTCGTCCCGCGGGGATGTAGTAGTCAACCATGGGTCTGCGCTCCCGTTAGGTGGACTAACTCAGGGCGACGTTGTTGTTCCAGCTTACTTCCCACGCCAGCACGCCAGCCAACTGGATAGCCACCAGTTCGATGGCGTCCCGCGCGGCGCCGAACGTCATGATCGTGTTCCCTGCCACGTTGATCGCCGAGGCCGCTGTGACCACTCGATCGCCGACCGCGTAGACGTCACAGACGAGCACGAGGCGCTGACCGAGGAACGTTGGGATCGCCAGGGTGTTCGTCTCTGCTGCCGCCGTGGTGATCGCAACCACGCCGGACGCGGTCACCGGGATGGCGGCGCCAGTGCCCGGATCCGTGATCGTGTTGGTCGCCAACTGTACCGAAGTCAGAGTGCCGTCGATGACGACGTCTCCGAGGAACTTTCGGTCCTCAAGTACGGGCAGGCTCATGGCCGCCTCCTTCCTGGCCGCTAGGCCACGACCGCGGAGAACAGGTAGCCCAGGGCGGGCGTCGGCACCGTGAACTGCTCGGCGTACACCGCGTCGATCTGCTCCTGGTAGCTGCCCGGGAGGTCGTAGCGACGGATCTCCGGGTCGCCAGCACCGCGGAAACGGAACCGCTGCACGCAGGACTGCGGGGTGTACGGAGTCGGGCTCTGCGCGATGTGGCAGAACAGCGCGAACTTGCCCCAGATGAAGGACTTGGACTCAGCCAGCCCCTCTGCCGCGGTGTTGCTGGACGCGCTGCCGACGATGATCCGATCCACGTCCATGATGGCCGCGAGCGCGGAATCAGGCACGATCCCGCCCGTCGAGCCGGTGCGGCTCCAGAGCTCGAGGACGCGATCATTCGTGCGGAGCCCCTTGTAGGCCTCGTACCCGAGGATCAGCGTGTTCGGCTTCTTGCCCGCGTTCGTCAGGGTCGAGTCCTGAGCGATCATCGAGTCGCCGACCGGGTCCGATCCGGCCACGTCCCACCCGGTGCCCGCGGCGGCGGTGTAGCCGGCGAAGGTCGTAGCGTTGAAGAGCAACGACGCCAGGACGCGCTCTCGCACGATCCGGGTATGCGCCATGAGGTGCGCGGTCTTCGCGCGGCGCAAGTCGTTGCCGTTGCCCTCGGCGAACTGCTGGCTCTGCTTGTTGACCTTCACGCCGAGGCCGTGCTGCTGAATCGCCCAGCCAGCGACCTTGCTGATCGTGGTCGGGATGATGTTCGGCTTGTCCATGCCGTCGGTCAGCACCATGTCATCGAAGGGGCTCTCGGCCGCGAAGCCGCCGCCGACGTCGATGAAGTTGCCGGTCATCGTGTCCACGTCGATCACGGGGCACGCCAGCGGGTTGTAGGCGATGTACGACCCGTCGTCCGGCGTCAGGAGCCGAGCGTAGCGCTGGAGGAACTTGTCCTGGGTGTAGTCAGTGCAGTTTGCCATCGGTTAGCCCTCTTCGTAGTAGGACGGGGCCCAGAGGACCGACGCCAGTTCACCATCCGCGGCGTCCTGCAAGCAGATCCCGATGGCGTAGTTTCCGGTTGTGGCGGTAGTCGCCTCGCCGCTCGCGTCGCTCATGACGAGCGTGCCGTCGGTCAGGGCAGCGCCCGCGATGACCTTGATCACGCCGCCGACCTGCACGTCGACGTACTTCGTATCCGTGTTCGAGCCGCCGACCACGTCAGTCAGGGCGCCGATGGCGAGCGCGCCAGCGCCGCAGACGTCGAGGTCAGCGCCGCCGCTGGAGAGCGCGACCAAGAACCACTTCGAGGACGCGAGGTTGGCATCGCTCTTGAACGACTGGCAAATCGGGTTCCACTTCTGTCCCATGGCCTAGGCCTCCGCTGCGGGGGTGTAGTTGATGAGGGCGGCCTTGGCCGGGTCCTTCTCGATCTCGTTGCTGGCCTGGACCCACGCCGAAGCGGCGGGCACGTCATCGTCGGCCTGGATCCTCTCAGCGAGCGCGGCGACCTCGGCCAGCACGCTGTCGGCGGTCAGGGGTCCGGCCTCGACCGGGACGCCAGTGGCGGGCACGACGGGCGCGACGGGCACGGCGTTGGCGGGGAAGATGGCGTGCGCCTCCTCCTCGCCCAGCGCGGCGAGCACCTTGAGGTAGCGCGGACCCTGCGCGAGTCCGATCCGGCCCTCGTGAACCGCCTGCTTGACGGTCAGCGCCTTGCTCGACTCGGTCAGGGCGACGAACTCGGCCTTGGCCGCGTCCCGCTGCTCGGTCATGGCGACAAGCTCGGAGGCCAGCGTGTCCGCTCGCTCCGTCAGAGTGTGCAGCGCGGCCAGGGCCTCGCCTTCGGTCGCGGTCTCGGACAGCGACAGGGCGCCGCTCAGGAGCTTGATGTCCATCTGTGGGACCTCCGTTGTGGGGGATGAGGTGCGCTCGGTCGCGGCCACGGGCGCCATCGACTGAACGAAAGGGGTATTCGTGAGGGTGCCGCCGAAGGGCACCCAATGGGGGATGGGCTCGCCGGCCTTGGTCTGCATGAGGCCAGGCGGCGCGATGTCGATGGAGTACCCGCGGAAGCCGCCGGCCCGGACTCGAGCTCGGCCCTGCGCGGTGTAGTGGTGCAAGCCCATCAGCGAGTAGCCGCCGGCCTCGTTGGCCTCGACCCGGACGTCTGAGACCCAGGCGGCAGCGGCGAAGACCTCGCCCTCGTCGGGCTCCTGACCTGTCACCATCCGCAGCGCGGCGCCGAACTCGGCGTGGTCGTAGCCGACCGGGGCCCGCCCGTCGAGCAGGTAGCCCTCGGCCTTGATGGCGGCGAACCCGCGCGCGGCGCTGTCGAGGTCGGCCCGCGTGAACTCGGCCACGTCGTGCCCGCTCAGGCTGGCGCCGCCGACAAACCGCGACTTGTGGACGCCGCTCCGCAGCATTTCGACCCAGCGCGGGCCGTCGTCGGCAGCATCGGCCGCGAGCGCGTGAGGTGCCGTGATGGTGGCGACAGGGGAGGTCACGCGAAAAGGGTGCTTGACTTATCCCCGCGCTGTCATCGCAAGAGTTGACTCATAGCCCCGAGTCTGAGCCCCAGTCCGTGCCGCACCATTCGTCCGGCCGCACGTCGCGCTTGGCAAACCACCTCGACCGCCACGGCTCGTTCGCTGGGGGGATGCCGTTCACGCGCCGCAAGTGCTGGATCGCCTGCCGCGTCAGGTCCTCGCGCAGCGCCACAACGTGATCCGGGTCGCGCCCGATGCCTGCCGGTAGGTCCGTGCGCTTCGGGTTGCCCATCAGGGCGCCGTCGGGGGCAGCGGGAACGCTCGCTCTCGCTCGGCAGCGAGGAGGAACACCCTGGCGAGAGAAACGACCCCTGCGCTGCCCGTCTGCTTCCCCCAGACGCGGCTCCTGGCCACGCCGGCCATACTCGGCGCGCGGTCGTAGTTGATGACATCCGCAGCCATGCGGCCCCTCGGGAGGCACGAGCACGGCGAGGCGTCGAAGACCGACCCGCCGTCAAGCGCGGCGGTCAACTCCTCAACGTGGCCCATACTGCTCATGTGGACGTGGAAGATCGATCCGTCGGCGCGCGTCAGGACTGCGACGTATTCCATCAGGGCGCCGTCGGGGGCAGCGGGTTGACGTTCTGTCCGTTCAGCTGCCCGGGAGGCAGCGCGAGCACGAGGCAGTTACATCGGTCGCCGCCCTCGCAGTCCCTGTAGGGCGTCGAGTAGGTCGGCAGCTCGGACGCGCCGAAGACGGCGCCGTCTACAGCCTCGCATTGGGCGCACGTATCGCTCTCCATGAGGTTGCTGAACATGAAGCGCTCCACGCCCTCGGCCTGCTGCTGCTGGGCTCGTGCGAGCCCGAACGTGGTATTCACGTCGCCCTGCGCCTGGTTGCGCTCGACGCCGGGAGACAGGTCTAAGATCCCCTGAGTGACGAGCCCGACGAGGCCCGATGGCAGCATGCCGCCCACGCCTTGGGCCTGGACCGTGGCGGCGGCCGACGCGCGGAGCCGGCCCGCCATCGTCGCGGCCGTCGTCCGGGCAATGGCGTCAATGGCCTCTTCGGGCTCGATGTCGTCAAACAGGCTCTGCTGCGCGTCCGGGCTCGGAGCGGGGGCCTTGACCCTGCGCTTGCCCTTGCCCTTGGGCGCTGCATAGGCGCCGGGCGCGGATACCATCAGCTCCAGCAGCGATCCGTGGTCGCACATGCGAGCAGGCGGCGCGATGTCGACGCCGACTTCAGCGGTCCCGTCGGCGATCCGACGCGCGAGGTCGGGATCTGCCTCGATCCGCTCCAGTTCTGCGACGACGGACAGCCCGCCCGCCCGGTACACCCGCCGCAGCGCCGGGCGGATACTCTCGACCAACTCGGCCTGACC